CAGTATTTCTGCTTCGTCTTTTGTAAGTCTATACCGTTTGTTTTCGCTCATATAAATTTCTTAAACAACTGTAAAGCTGCTAAAACAAGAACGATCAGAAATATCCATAGTAAGTAGTTAGGTTGTTTACTTGCTTTTGCTCTTTGTACTTCTACTCTTGTTTCAAGTCTTATAGTGTCTCTGTGTATCTTATATTCTATTCGTGTTTCTAACCTTGTCTTAGGCACAAAAACGTTCTCATAGTGTACTATTGTGTCTTTACTGCTAAAGTATTTCTCATATACTATAGTGTCGTGTTTCACTACTGGAATCGAATCAATTGTGGCTATCCGAATTGTGTCACTTGATATAAGAGGTTCTAAGCCCTTTTTAAGTGCCTTCCTATAGTGATAGTTCGATGAGCAACTAAATAGCGTTAGAACGCAAATAAGGCTATAAATTCGCATATTCTTCTTGTACGTTAAAACTTGGACAAGCTTTGTTTGCATATTCGTTGTGTCCGTGAATCGTCATATCTTTATTGTACTTGTAGATTAATTCGTGCATAAGTTTTATAAGACTGTCTTTCTGTGCTTGTGTTCGTGTGTCTTTAGCTTTCTTCATATCCTTAGACATACCTCCAACGTAACAAATACCTATTGAATTTTTATTCTGAAGTCGCGTATGAGCTCCAGGCTCTTTAATTGACCGACCGCGTTCGATTTTTCCGTCTATATGTATGAGGAAATGATAGCCAATATCGTTAAAACCACGTTGTAAATGCCACTTTCTTATCGTGCTTACGCTAACTTCACGTCCTTGTGGCGTTGCCGTGCAATGTAATATGATTTTATTTATCTTTCGCATTGATGTCTTTGAAGTCTTGCGTAACTTCTTTTGCTCTTGCAAATAGGTTCTTAAGTGCAGTCCATAAATCTACATTTTTTACTGCCTTTATATTTTCATTCAAAGAAATTACTTCAATAGATACTAAAACTAAAGCTAAAATTTTAGTTGTCATTAGTTCAACACTAAAAAATGTTAATACTATATCGTTTAAAATGTAGTAGTCTATTAAGTAGAATAGCATGACTGTAACTTCGTAAAGAAGTATTTTAGATATGATCGCACTAAGTTTTCTTGATGTTACTTTCGTTTTTAGCTTGTGTGCTTTCCAGACTCCTGTTATAGTGTCAAGTATTACAGACAGACCAATTAAAATCAAAATGCCAGAAATAGGCAAAAAGAAGCTGCTGACTATTGCGAAAAGTTGCATAGAATAAGTTTGTAGTTTAGTTAACAGCAAAAGTAACTGTAATTTCATTTCTCAAGTTGTTCTACCAATTGGTAAGTTAGATAAATTATAAGAAAACACGCAATGCATCTTAAGTGAAAAGCATCAGTCCAAAACAAACTAAAGGCTGCAAGGTAACCTGTTAGAAAATACAATATTGCTAAAACCTTTGTGTGCATTCTTAAATAATTATTTCTTTATAATTTCTTTATTGTCCATTGGTATTTGCCATTCGGCAGTATTAGCAAGAATTAAAGCTTCGCTATACGTCAAAACTTGTAAAGGCACAACGCTTCCGTCCATTACAAAACTTGGCACTATGTTATACTTTATAATAAACTTTAAACCATCATAAGTTGCGCGTATTGTAGTTTCGTCATTTTCCGCAATCTGTGAAAAATCAATTAAAGGCAAATCTGCTATATTAATTATTGAGTATGTTTTGATATTGTTTTTCATTTCTTCTAAATTGGTACATCGGTAGTCCTTGCTGCTTCAGTCATGTTTTGACTTGTAGCCGTTCTTGTGTCACTACCTATGCTTGTGGCAGTCCATCTTCCTGTTCCACTATCAAACGTAGCATTTTCTCCCATTCTTAGATTAATTATAGGCGATAATCCGCTTACATCCGTAGGTTTTCCGCTTCCATATATAGTAGCAACATTTGCAGTCTGGTCTGTATTGTATATGGAAAGTTCGTCTAAAAATCCTTTAAATCCAAAAGATGCGTTTATCACCCTCCCAAAAGAGTCAAGGCTAATACCTGTTGTAATGCTTTGAGCCGTTCCAAATGCTTGACCGTTTATGTATGGTTGCAAAGAATTGGATTCATTGCGTATCACCATTAAATGTGACCATGTGTTTTGTGGTATAGTTATAGAGCTACTTGTAAAGTCTTTTGTTGAGTTTTGTATTTTTAATCGTATTTGTGTAGAGCTTAAAAATTGAAAGTAATTTCCATTTGAAGTTCTTTGCCCTAAAATAAACATTTCGCTATTGACATAGTCACCCGTCCATTTAAACCATATCGAAATAGAAAAAGCAGCAGACGATAACGAAAACGTAGATCCGAATCCTAAACCATCATTCAAGCCGTCAAACTCAAATGAATTTGTGCTATAAGATGCACCGCCTCCTCCTGTTATGTTTGTTTCGCCTCCCGGAGATAGCGTTTGAGATTTACCCCAATCAATCGTATTATCAGTCGCTCCTTGACCCCAATCAATTGTATTGTTTATTGCGCCTTGTCCGTAACCTATTGTGTTTGCCATTTTTTTATGTTGTTATGTCTCCAAATAAATGCCATATATCTGTGCTTACTTTTAGCAATGTAGCCACTCCATACTGTGCGTTTATTTTTGTTGCACCTCCAGCACTTCTTAGCGTTACCCCTGTACCAGCTACAATTTGTGATTGACCGCTTCCGCTTTGCGTAACTTCGATTCGTGTTCCTATTGGAAAAGCCACGCTACTATTCGGTGGTATTGTTGTAGTATTTGCAATACCGTTGCTTATTTGTAAAAATTTATTGACGTTTGATATTGTCAAAGTATTTGGAAAGCTTGATATATCCCTTGTTGTGGTTTGACGAACACCGTCTTTAATTTCGTTTCCTGTTATTTTTTTAGATGCAAAACCACCACTACCATCGCTTTCTGCAATAGCAAATTCATCTGTAAGTGCAAGGTCACTACTTTTTGACGTTAGTTGACTTATCTTTATGTCTGCCATAGTATTTTTTTAAATATAATTCTAAACGTTTAACGTTTTTTGCTTTTGGTTTGTATTTTATAATACCCATCCTGTAAAATTATTGTAAGTATTTGGGTACATATCACTTCCACTATTCGTGTTGTATTCGGGAAACAATGTACTGTTTTGACAAATGTAGTCTATAAATCTTTCTTTGTAATGGTCGTAAGTCTTTCTTTCACGTTCTACTAAATAGTCTATTTCGTCTTTACTTACTGTTTCGCTATTTTCTGCACCGTGTTTATATACGCCTTTGTTGCCTATTGTAATAGCTGCGAAAGGCAAATACTCCAACATTGAAGCATGTATAAGGCAAGGTTTAATATAAGTCGTTAGAAGTGATAAATACGGATCTGCTAAAGTACCTGCAATTATTTCTGCTTGTATCTTTTCAAGAAGCTTTGTGCCTAACATACCTTGTATGTGTATGTCTTGTGCAATAGAAACGTACTGAATAAACTTATCTACGTCTACATTACCGTTTACAGAAGTAAACTTTACTACATCGTTTCTTGATATTAAAAGTGCTTTTGCCATTTGTTTCTATTTTGGGTATGCGCCTTGATTCGGCATATTTACAGGTGCTACTTCAGATTGCTTTGTACCTCTTGGCATTTTGTTATATGTCTTAGGTATTGTTCGTGTTTTTTTATAGTCTGCTAAGTCTTTACTTGGTACTGTACTTTTCTTTAAACGATAAAGCACTTTTTTGAATACGTGTCTACAGTAAATTCCGCCCTTAAATTTAAATAGATCGTAACCTTGACCTTTATGACCAAGTTGCTTATTTACACCATCCCTTGACGCTCTATCAATGTCTTCAAGTCTGTAAACTATTCCGCTTTTTGATAGTCTCATCATATTAGTACAAAAGTCTCTTGACTTGTTTCCGTCCTTCATTGCCTTTTTACTTCCTACTGCGTACTTGTAACGAATTTTGTAGTTCTTACTGTCTAAATAACTAAAAGCACTACCGTTGTTATTAGAGTAAATTTCGTCTGCAAACTTTCTAAGCAAACTTTTCTTTTCGTCTATGCAAATAGTCGCCCATTGTTCGTCTGTCAATTCTGTATCGTCTGCATTTAATTCGTCTACTAATTCCCATTCATCATTTACTACTTCTCCTTCAAGATTTTCAAGTATAGAATCACCGTGTTCGCAGCTTAATTTTGGTCTGTCGTCTTCGCTTAGTTCTACACCTGTTTCTTCTTCAAGTTCTTCTGTTCCTACTTGTACACCGATTTCTACAAATTCAAGTGGTTTAAGTGTCTTAAAGTACAAGTTTAAGCTTATACTGTTGTATGCAAGTATTTCATCAAACGCATCTGTTAGAAGTTCTTGCATTGGCTTTATGACCATATTGTTAAATAGTGCAAAACTGTCTTTTAGTTCGTCTGAATTACTGCTAAAGCCATTACTTGAAGCAATACCAAAAAGTAAAGGTGAAGTAACGTTATGCGCTAACATTATCTTTCTTAAACATTCTTCGCTTAAGGTACTATATAAGTCGGGTGCATCGTTTACAGGCATAGCATCAACGCTTGTCTTCGATTCTGCGTTGTTGTTAAATGCAACTATTAACTTTTCACCATACGTTCCTGTAAGTTGGTTAAGCACTTTGTTCTTGATCAAGTGTTGTTGTTCTTCGCTTGGTATTCCGTTGTTGAAGTTTACTACCGTTCTACCACTAAAGCCGTTGTTTACTTCGTTGATTAAGTAAGCACTTATGTCTTCTTCTAAAGCACAATAAGGTAAGCCACCTGTGTAGTCTACAAGTGCGAAATATTTCATACCTACGCTATAAGGTTTTACCATTAGAATTTCAAGTCCGTCTTTTGATTCGCCAAAAGCACTAATTCTTTTTGGTGGATACTTTCTAACTTCTTGCCAATTGTCTGAATAGTAGTAAGCTTCTATTTTACCTTCTTCGTTGCACTTTTCCGGTCTTAGTAACTGAACAGGCATATGGTGAACGTTTACAATACGCTTACGATCTTTAGAATATATCACTTGCATTGCACATTGACCTAAAAGCTTTAAGTCTGTAACAAGTTGCCTTACGTCTTTCTTACCAAATAACGACATCATTTGTGCGTAGGCGTTTGGCTTTACTTGTGCATCTGTAGCGTTTAGACCTTTACCGTACACTAAGCGTGTTATGTTGTTTATAATAGCGTTATTCGTCGTGCTATTAGTGTACATATTGATAAGGTGACCATAATAATCGTTGTCTAAACCGTATTCTACCCAATCGTTACGCTTACTTTCCGTGATCACCGGTGCTTCGTAAGTGCTTAATTCCAATAAGTGTATGTTGTTACTCATAAATTATAAATTCGTTATTTGAAACGTTTGAAGTGTATTGACCTTCATTGACTGAATAGTTTACTACAGGCGTTTGGTTAGTGCAGAAGATTCTGTCTTTGTGTACTGTCGTAGTTCCGTTTTTTAGTGTAAGCTTGTAGAAGTTGTTTTCTATAAGACTAAAAGTACCGTTTACAAATGTAGCGTTTATTGTGTCGTAGTAGTCACCGTTTGTAAAACTTGTGATCGTAATTTCTTTTTCTACACCTGTTGCTTCGTTTTCTACTAATAGCTTATTGTAAGTTTGGCTTCTTGGAATGAAGCTAAAACTTTGCTCTGTTGCTATTGCTTGAAGTATTACCATACTATAATAACTTAAAAAGTGTAAATCTGTTTTCTTTTCGTGTTTTTGTAAAAAGAAAAAGCACCCCGAAAGGTGCTAAATCTACACTATGAAAACAAGAAACTTAAGAAGTTACTATAGCTGCATCTGCACCGCTTACTGTTGCAAAAGCAGTTTTTAAACCTGCTTCGTTTGATACATCAATAAAGTTTGCAGGAAGTTCTTCTTCTGCAGTAAACGTTAAAGAGTAACCATTGAAGTCAGCTAACGCTGCACCTGTAGAAATTTCACCTGCAGAAACGTCTGCACCTTGATCAAGTCCCATTAAGAAGAATTGGTCTGTCATTGTTCTTACAACTATTCTTGGTCTACCGTAAGAAAGAAGCTTTACGTTTTTAGTTGTAGCAGCATCTTGTCTTTTAAGATTAGCTACTAAAGTCTGTGTAAAGAAAGTAGTACCGTTGTCTCTTGAAGAATTAATTGCAGTTGTAAAACTGTTTGCAGTTGACTTCAATTCGTATTTGTATAGGTTCAAAGAAACTGTATCGTCAATAGGAGTCCAAAAGTCTATAACGTCTTCTTGTCCTGTTGCAGTTTCGTATGAAACCGAATCTGAATTTAATTTGTCGTAGTTTATTATATAGATAGCTTTAAGACCACTTACGGAATCTTTACACTGCTCTATTCTACCGTTGCTAATATCACAAGCCATTGTTTTTAGTATTATGAACAAAAAAAGCAGAAGGCATTTTACCTCCTGCTTAATTATAGTTCTGATTAATTATTATGCGTAAAGAATAACGTCTGAAGCAACTCCGATTTGCGCACCTGCAGCCATTCTATAAATTACTCTTACGTTGTCTGAACCGTCATATAAATGAACAGGAACAACTTTTGCTTCTGATAGGTCACTTAATAACGAAACTCCTAGATACAAGTTAGAAATCTGTGCAGCTAACATTGTGTTACTTGCAAGACCTTCTGCCATAAACAACTTGATACCGTCAAATGAAACACCTCCACCGTCAGCGTACCACATTGTACCTCTGTTGTCTACACCGTTTGCACCTGTAGCAGCAAAACCACCTAAAGCACGAACATAAGCAGCCATTACATTTCTTGATACGAAAATTCGTGTATCCTCATAACCGTAAATGTTAGTCTGTGCGTTAATTGCATCAACTACTTTACCAAGTTCGTCAATAACGTTAGCAGCAGTAACACCACCACCAACTGCAGCGATTTGGTTAGCACCCGGTGCTTGTGCAGCAGCCAATACTGTTAAACCTCCGTCTGTGAAACCTCCTGCAGCACCTGCAGCACCTTGCCATAGAGTAGTTTCCATTTCTGAAGCAATTTTAGAACCTACATAACCAAGAAGATAATCTTCAAAAGTTTTTGGAATGTCAGAATGTGCAGAAGCACCCATCTGAATTGATTCCCACGTATTAAAAAATTGACTTCGGCAAAGTTGCATATTTACTTGTAGATCAGCGGTTGTTAAAACCTTCTCAGACAAAGTAACAGTTGAACCTGCAGCATCAAAGTCACAAGTTGCATTAGCCATTAATGCGGAAGTTGAAAGGTTTTGAAGAACCTCTTTAAATTTTACGTTAGGTAATACGGTAACGCCACCGTTTTCAATTGTTGATGCACTTAAAAGTGCTGCGGAAATATACTTCGAAGCGAATTGTCCTGCGTATGTAGTTCCACCGATAATTGGATTTGCCATTGTTTAAATTATTTATTTATTAAAAATTGTTATTTACTTAGTTTTGCGAAAACTCTGTCCATTGTCGTTTGTGGTCTTTTTTGACCGTATGCGATTAGGTTCGTTTTTTGTTCGTTTTCGGGATTGTGCGTAATTGGTTTTGTAGATGGTTCGGTAGAAAGTTCTACTTCTTCTTTTACGTCTTCTTTTGTTTCAGACATTTCTGTCTTGTTGTTTATTTTAGAAAGATGTTCTACTTCTGCTTTAAGTTCTTCGTTCTCTTTTTTCAAAGCTTCGATTTCAGAAAAGAAAGTTTCTTTTACAATAGACTCTACAGTTTTCTTTACAGGTTTCTCTGCGTTCATTTCTTCTTCTACTACTTCGTCTTTTACTTCAACTTCTTCTTCAACGTCTACTTCTTCTTCACGTTCTACAACTTCTTCTTTTTTGATTTCAAAGATTATTCCTTCTTCTTTAATCACAAGAATTTCTTCTTCTTCACCGTCAAGTTTGTACTCACCTTCCGGCATTGGAATTCTTTGGTCGTCTTCTGTAACGATTACAACTTGGAAACCTGCTGCAAATTCTTCTGCTTCGATTCGTGTTTGTCCGTCTTCAAGACGTCTTTCTGCTAACTTAACTTCCATTCCTAAAAGTTCTCTTACTTTGTTTAGTATTGAATTATCTTTCATTTTTGTTTGTTTATTCGTGTTTAGTTTAAAGACCTAAATTTTTTTGATAAAGTATTAAATTCGGAAATTTCTTTTCTTAATGTTTCTTCTTCTTTTTGATAAAATTCTAACTGTTTTACAACATTATTTAAAGACTTTGGAAAAGGCACTTTAACGCCTAAATCTTTTTCAATTTCTCTAATTTTGTTTATATCCTTATCATATTGTACTTCAAGTTTTTGTAAAGCATCTTTAAAAGATTTAAACTTTTCAATTTTACTGGGTATTTCATCAGTTAATCTATCAATAGCACTTTCTAATTGACGTATGGGCGTAAACGCTTGGTCTAATTCTGTATTTACTGCTTTACTTGCAGAATCTAATTTAGAAATTAAACTCTTTGATTCGTCACCTATTGCCAATTCTACTTTTTCAGACTTTAATTCTGTCTTCTTGTCTTCTTTAGCAAGTTTGCTAAATACTTTGTTTAATTGTGGATTCATACTATAATAACTTATTTATAATTTGTTTGTTGCATTTTCGTTTTTAATTCGCTGCTATACAAGCCGTGCAGTCTGCATAAACACTAACAGAATTAATGTGTAAACCTTCGCCAGTATGTACTTCTGTAACTGTATAACAACCGTTATGGTGTGAGTTTTCAAATTGAACGTAGTAAACGTTGCCTATGGTTAATTCGCTTCCGTGTATATGTACGTTGTGGTGATGACCTGTAGTACAATGTGTTATTTTGTACTTGTAAGCACCGTTAGTATCTTCTTTAGTTATGTTGCCTATTCCTTGCGCCCATATAGAACCGTCACAACAGTCTATGCTATATGTTCCGTTTTTACATAGACAAGCACGTGTGCCTCCTAATATACCTGTTCTACTGCTTTTCAATTTGCTTCAGTTTTGATTCCGCCCAAGTCTTTGCAGACTTACCTCCCCACAATAAGTAAGAAATGTAACCGCAACTTTCTTTGTCGCCTTGATCATAGTAAACTTCTGCTCTACTTAAATACGAAAACATACGCTTAATTGTCGATACTGAAATCGG